TGCCAAATGAAAATTAATATTGATTTGACTGATGTTAAATCAGTTATTAATAAATCCTTCCACTTCTTACTAGATGAGACACATAGAATAGTAATATGTCGTGGAGGGGCTTGAAGCAGGTTCAGGTAAATCTCATAGCATCATCCAAGCATTAGTTTATTTTATATTAAGAGACTTTAATGAACCGTTCCAACATAAGATACTGTGTTTAAGAAAGACAAGTCCCGCCGCGAGAAAGTCAATCTTTCCGCTCATCAAACATGTTATAGAGGCATGGGGCTTAGAAGAGTTAGTAAAGATTAATAATACTGAGATGTTATTTACTTTCCTCAATGGTTCTACAATAATGGTTGGGGGGCTAGATAATGAGGACAAGTTAAAGTCAATATATGGAATTACAAAAGCATTTTTAGAAGAAATAAATGAGTTCAAAGCAGATGATTTTAGACAGTTGAACTTAAGATTAAGAGGATTGATACCAACTACATTTCAGATATTTGGGGCATTCAATCCACTCTCAAAGCTAAGTTGGGTATATAAAGAATTCTTTGTTAAAGATAATAGTAGTATATATAAACATCACTCAACATACAAAGACAATGAGTACTTAGATGAAGAATACATTAATAATTTAAAGCGTCTTGTAGAAGAAGATGATAATTACTATAAAATATATACACTAGGTGAGTGGGGATCATTGGCTGATTTAGTTTTTACTAACTGGGAAGTTATACCGGAATGGGTTGAACCAGAGGGTGAAGTAGTGTATGGACTAGACCAAGGATTTGTACATAACACAGCAATAGTTAGAGTTGGTGAGTATAAAGATGGGTTTATAGTTGATGAGTTATTGTGTGAGGCAGGACTTACAACTAGTGATCTCATAGACGAGTTAGATAATATTATAGATAATAAAAGTGATTATATGTATGCAGACAGTGCTAGACCTGAAATGATAGAAGAGATTTTCAGGGCTGATTATAACTGCCACCCATGTAAAAAAGGGCAAGGTAGTGTAAAGGATGGTATAGACTACATTAAAGGTAAGAGACTTTATATAACACAAGATAGTGTTAATTTAATTAGTGAGATAATGACATACAGTTATAAGAAAGATAAACAAGGTAATCTGATAGAAGAACCAGTTAAATTTAATGACGATCTTGTAGACAGTGTAAGGTATGCTGTCTTTAGTCACTTTGCAAATAGGACAGATTATACAATAGTAGAATAGTATAAAAATACACAGTATAAGGGGAATACTGATAAGGATAATAATATGATCTTAGACAGACATGGGAACCAAATAGATAAGATACTTACAAATAACCAAGGATTATCAGCAGTTATAGGTAATAGATTTGAAACCTGGTCAGTAGGCACAGGTAGTAGTTATTCTTCACACTACACAATACATAAGGGAATAGATTTACTTGCCGATAGTGTAGCTCAATTACCTGTAGATATATACAGAGGTGATGAGCTTATGCCTAAAGACTTTGTATTTCCAGGAGGTTTTGATCTTCACAACCCTCACCCAAGAATGTCTTTAAATGAATTAATATACACTGCTTGTATATATTTCTGGTTCCGTGGAGAGTTTATGTTGCTGATAGATCAAGAAGGGTTTATGACATTAGAACCTATCAACCCTAAGGATATGGTATTACAGAAAGATGGTTCATGGAAATGGAACAATAAAAAGATTATACAGGAAGAAGATTTAATATATGCTAAGCTATTGAACCCAGACGGAGAAAGAGGATTAAGTCCAGTTGATGTGGTTAAAGCTGAGATAGATAGTGATATATCAGCTGGTAGATATGCTACTAAGTTCTTTGATAACTACGCACAGTTAGGAGGAACCATAGAGGATGCTGAGGGAAAGATAACAACAAAAGAGATGGAGAAGATAGTAGGCCAGTTCAATAATGCACACTCAGGCCAAACAAACTCACACAAAGTGTTAGGCTTACCTAAAGGTATTAAGTATCAAGCAGTAGACACTACTATGAGAGAAATGGATTTCTTAAGTAGTAGAAAGGATATACGAGATAAGATATTAGCAGTACTAGGAATACATAAGGCATTGTTTGGGGTCACTGACCAGGTTAATAGGTCTGTGGCAGAAGAAGCTTCTAGACAATTATGGACACTGACTTTACGACCCAAGGTAATTAGAATACAGGAGAAGTTCAACCAGCAATTCATCAAGAAGATGTTCCCTGGTTACCGTATACAATTTGACTTTAGTGTTGTTGATGCTCTTAAACAGAATGCTGAGAGTGTTTTAGCCCAGGCTAAAGGATACAGGGATCTAGGCTATACATTGAATGAAATCAATGAGCATTTCAATTTAGGTATGGAAGAGGTAACTGACACTGTAGGAGAGACAAGATTTGTACCATTTAATATGGTACCTGTTGATGAAGTGTTATTTGCACCAGAGATACTAGAGATACCAACTAAAGAGTTAGATAGTAATAGTATAGATAAGGTAGTAGCTTTGTTAGACAACACAGTAGACAAGTCTGTGCGTACTTATACTAGAGAATACAAAAGAATCCAGAGAAAATCAGAGAGAACATTAACAGGCAAACTAAGGAAGTACTTTGCTAAACAATTAGGTATTGTGTTAGGGGTAATTAACAGTAACAAAGGTATTACTGCTACTATTAATAAAGGTACTGTAGATACTACACTGCTTATGTTAATTCAAAACACTCTTAATAAAAACAAAAATGATATCATAGTGACATTACAACCTGTTTATGAGGAAATTAATCTAGTAGCTGACATACTAGCTATTGAAGCACTGAGCTTAGAGGTAAATGCTGTGGTTGATGCTACTGTGGTAGCTGATGCAGTTAATAAAATTAGTAATATAAATAACCATACATATAGACTAATAAAAACACAAGTAACCAAGTCCATGGAGTTAGGTGAAACAACAGAACAATTAGCTAAGAGAATAACTAATGTATATAAGTTCTCAGCATCTAGAGCTAGAACTATTGCCCGCACGGAAAGCTCTGCGATGATTAGCAGAACAACTAACGCAAGATATCTTAAAGAGGGTGTTACTCATAAGAGGTGGGTTGCAGTAAATGATAATGTAACTCGACAGACACATTCAGAGAATGATGGTGTTGGTGTTGTTCCATATAGCCATATTTATGCGTCAGGTATGAAGTTTCCAGGTGATCCATCTGGAGGAGCCAGTGAAGTGGTTTCATGTCGATGTACCTTAGTACCGGTGGTGAATTAATATGAGTAAAGTCAAAGATGAAACTGGAAACACATACGGTCAATGGACGGTGCTAGAAAGAGCTGAGAACAATAAACATGGTAAGGCACAGTGGTTATGTAAGTGCTCATGCTGTAAAAAGGTAGTTGTAGCTGGTAATAGTCTGAGAATGGGTCAGTCCACTAGTTGTGTATACTGCTCCCAAAAACATCAAAAAGGTGAAAATCACCCAATGTTTGGTAGACATCATACTAAAGAAGTACTTAGAAAGATGTCTGAGATAAAGAAAGGTAAGGTACACTCAGAAGAAACTAAAGCTAAAATGTCCAAGACACATTCAGGCAAACCTATTCATTCTGAAGAAGAGAAGGTTAAAAGATCTGTTAGAATGAGAGGTATTAATAACCCAATGTTTGGTAAGTGTGGTGAAAATCACCCTAACTGGAACCCTAACCTAACGGATGAGGAAAGATTAATAGAAAGAAACTATTCAGCCTACTATGATTGGCGTACTGCTGTATATGTTAGAGATGGTTATACATGCCAGTGCTGTGGGGATAACAAAGGTAGTAATCTCAATGCTCATCATTTAGAGAGTTATACAGATAATAAAGAGTTAAGGATTGAGCTGGACAATGGTATCACACTATGTAAAGAATGCCATTTAGATTTTCATCACCTATATGGTTACGGGGGTAATACAAAAGCACAATACAAGGAGTATAATAATGGATAAACAATTTGGATTAATAGAAACTAAAGCAGTTAAAGACGAAGAGAACAGGGTCATTGAATTTATCGCCACAAGTCAGATTGTGGATTATGATGGTGATATTGTAGAAATAGAAGGTGTGGATATTAAAGCCATTAAAAAGAATAAAAGCTTCTTATGGTCTCATAATAAGGCAGAATTACCTATAGGAAAGATACTCTCATTGAAGAAAGTAGGTAAACAGATAATTGGTAAGGCACAATTGACATCAGAGGAGGAATATCCTTTTGGTTATCAGATCTGGAAGCTCATAAAGAATGGATATATAAACAATGTAAGTATGAGTTTTCTCCCAAATTATGACACAATGGAGTATAAAGAAATTAAGGGCAAGAGAGTAAGAGTTATTAAAGATGCCACTATGATTGAGATTTCTGCCGTAAATATGGGCGCGAACAAAAATGCCTTGATTACTAGTAAGTCTCTCAAAGACATGTCTCAGAAAGCCTGGGAAAATGGTGATCTTGATGGAGAAGAGCTGAACTTGGTCAATGAGAATATAGATAGCCTCAGTAATGAGGAAAAAGAAGTAGCTGATGTTATTAAATCTGATGTAAAGGAAGAAGTAGATAATAAAGAACTAGATGAATTAAAAGCTAAAGTAATAGAGTTAACATTCCTACTGGAAGAGAAGGAATTAGAAGTAGAGGATGATGATATTTATTCTTTACTGTATGATGAGTATAAAGATGAGATTGTACAAGAAGATGAACTAACTATCGATGATCTGGATAATATATTATAGTATAATAATATAGGCTACAGGCTATCCTAAGGATAAGCACACTGTAAGCAAACTATACAACTATACTACTAATACAAAATAAAATAAATGGAGAAACAAAATGGATAAAAAAGCTGAGTTAAAAGGTCTGTTGAAAGAAACGATGGAAGAGACCTATGGAAAAGATATTGAAGGTATTAAAGAAAAGGCTCTCGCTCAGGAAGAGACCAATACTAAACTCCTGGAAGAGAATGTAGAACTGAAAGCTAAAATGGATGCATGGCAGGACAAAGAATTTACACTGAAACAAAATACTGGAACCAACGACTATATCTACAAAGGATATAATGTTGCACAAGGCTATAAGAACTTTCAGCCTGTTGTTGCTAAAGAAATTAGAGATGAAGTTTGTGCTATGATGTTAGAAACTCTGAAGAAGTCTGTAGAGACTGGAAGTTCTATTAGTAAAGCCCTCACGACCACTGGTGCTTACGCCACTGGTACTGAGTATGGTAATGCATTGTTGGGTCTTGGTGAGCTGTCTAGTGTAGCCCTGGCTAACTGTACTATCATGCAGGTTGGAAGCCCGATTGTAAAGCTTCCTAATAAGGCTACTAGAGCTACTGTAGATACACAGGCTTTTGGTACAACTAATGCAGCTGCTGCTACTGACCTTGGTCAGACTACTTGGACAATTGATAAGAGAATTGGTGCTTATGAAACGGTCTATAATGATATACTGGATGACCAGATTTTTGATATTGTTGGACAGTTTATAGAACCTATGATAGCTGAGGCTATCGGGCAGGATCTCGATGATAAAGTTTTTAACGGTACTTCGGGTGAGTTTACTACTTCCATTAAGAGCACAGGAACTTCCGCAGTTACAGCTTCTGGAACGGTAGCTATTGCAGCCGCCGCCACATTTGCTAACCTTATCACCATGAAGAATGCAGTGTCTCATGAAAGAGGCCTTGTTAATCCGGCATGGTACTTCACCAGGTCCTTTCTTGGTGATGTTGAAGGTTTGGTTGATGCTAGTAATCGCCTTATCTATAATCCAGTTCCCATCTCTATGGGTGAAGGTAATGGAATGAATGGTACACTGTTGGGCTTCCCAATCAGGATCGTATCAGAAATTGATGACACACCTGCTAATGGTGAGATCAGAGCATGTTTTGGTGACCTTGGTAAGTATTGGGTTATGCTTCGTGGGCCTATGAGTTTTCAGGTTAATCCTTACGCTGGAGCTAAGGAAGGTTACACGCAGTTCATAGGACACATGAGAGCGGATGGTAATTTGACTGCTGCTGGTGCAATGTCTAGGATGACTAGAGTTGACTAGAACTAAATAATAACAGGGGGGCTTTTTAGCCCCCCTTATTTAGGAGTATATATGTTAATAGACAAAGAGTACTATGTATGTTTTAATTGTAAAAGACCAAAAGATAGTAAGGCTATTTTTGAACCTTGTAAATCCTGTGGTTCTGAGAATATCAGGAAGATAAATAAGATAATAAATAAAGGAGTTGTTTAATGGCATCATTGATAACTAGAAAGGAATTCAAAAATTACATGAGCATGACAACATCAGAGCACGACATGTTTATAGAGACAATTATAGATTATGTTTCGGCGGCAATAGAGACTTATTGTAGTAGAACATTCTCTTCTTCTACTTATGTAGATTATGTTGACGGCACTCCTAGTAATAGTAAACTATATCTGAAACAATACCCTATTATATCTGTAGAGAGTATTCACTATAGTACTGATTATGAGTATGACAGTGCTGACTTAATTGATAGTGATGACTACTCTTTAATTGATGGTAGTAAGGAAGACAGTTATGTATTCTTTAAGAATATTGTTTACAGTGATTACCCTAATGCTTTGAAGGTGTCTTACACAGCTGGATATGCTACTATACCTGATACTGTTAAGTTTGTTATGTTGAATGAAACTATTAGGCATTTTAAAGTAAGGAAGGACCCAGCTGTATCTAGTAGGACCAGTGAGACTTATTCAGAAACAGTTATTACAG